GCCAGCAGTCTGAATAAGACAGTGGGTACCATTAAACTTATCGGGGCTGGCAACCGCAGCAACAGCAACAGCAACAGCAGCAACAGCAGCAACAGCAGCAACAGCAACAGCAACAGCAGCAACAGCGCCAATACCAAGGCTGCCCAGAGTGCCAAGAACGCCGTTCGCAGCGAGATCCCCGCTGGCATGTCCAGTACAAATAACCCCACATTCAACCGCAGTGAGACTAAATCCTCTGTAAGTAATCCTATAGGCAGTGGTAGCCCCGCGACCCCCTATCAGCTCAGCGTCGCCACAGCCAGCATGCCCGGTAGAGTCGCTAAAGAGCTGAGCGCCAATGGCGCATCGGCTGGTGTAGCCGAGGCAAATAGGATGACCAGGGGCATAGTGGCTGGAGCCAAGAAACTCTCCAGGTCAGCTGCCGAACCTATCATCAAGAATGCCACCAAATTAAACAAGGGCATCGTTAATTCCATAAAGACTACCGTGAATAAGAACAAGGCTGCTGCCCAGAGCAAGGCTGCTGCCCTCAAGCTGGCCGTCCAGGTAGGGAAAGAGCGGGCGGCCATCAGGAAGAATAAAAGCGCTGCTGCCGTGGGCTCCATGGCGAGTGCCGTGAGACCCATGAATGCTCCCCGCCCACTTGGCTTCGGTACGCGCACCCAGCGGACCCAGAAGAATTTGGCCATGGCCGGTCCCGCCACGGGTCCACTCGGCGCAAAGGCAGCCAATGTCATACGCGGCGCGAGCAAAGGCAAATAAAGAATAGAAATCAATATATCCTAATGGGTGATATCCTTGATCATGCGCGTAATGTTTATCGCACACTTGGTAGCGGGTTTTCGGAAAGTGTTTATCACCGTTCCCTGGAAGTCATTATGCGCGAATATGGAATCCCGTACGACACGGAGCGCATCGTTCCCATCAATTATCGGGGACATGTGGTGGGCCACCAACGCATCGACATTGTGATAAACAATGATACAATTTTAGAATTAAAGTCAATTTCTTCTATAAAATCTAAAGAAATAACTCAACTTAGGAATTACATGACCCTTACGGGTATCACCCACGGTTATGTAATTAATTTTCCCTGCAATGATAGTGATGATATTGAAGTTCATTGCGAAATTAAGAATTAATACTCAAATATTTAAAATATCTCATTATTTTAAATGTCTGAAGGGTGTCTATTTGCCCTGGGTCGTTATCAGCCTCTTACCAGAGGGCATGAGAAAGTTTTACGGAATATGATTAAGCTTGCTCGTTCCCAGAGCAAGACTCCCATAATCTATGTAAGTAAGGGACAATACAAGTCTCGTGCGGACAAAATCAAGAATCCCTTTACCCAGAATGAGCGTATGAAGATGATGAAGCAGATTTTCCCCAATGTGAATGTTCGTGCGCAGGTTAATAACCCCGTGGTCACGGCCAGTTCTTTGAACAAGCCTGTTTCCATCTGTGTTGGTTCCAACCGCGTGAATGCCTTCCGTAGGATGATGAACAAATACGGCCATGGTGTTATTTCTGGTGGAAATCGTAACAATGGTAATTCCCTGGGTGGTGTTTCTGGTACCAAGCTTCGTCGGTGGGCCCTTAATAATAATTATACCTCCTACCGGAAATGGGTCCCCCGTGGGTTTACTAACAAACAGGTGCTTGAGCAGATGGAAACCATCCGCGATCGTTCCCCTGATCCCGTGTCCAGGAAGCGCAAGTTTGGTAACACTAGATAGTTGGTATATATTCCCATTGTAAAATTTCACAAATTCTTTTCCAAATTATATCCTGTTGTTTAAGTTTTTCTTTTGATTTGAGTAGTGGGAAGCATGGTAGGAATTCGTCGTGTCCTACTAATTCACAGAATTTGTAAAGTACATAGGAGTAACTTAGGAAGTTTTTCCTGTCTTTGGGGCAACTCTTTTCAAATGGTTCCTGTATTTCGTTGAACATTAGTCTTAGTTTGGCTTCCAGGGCATGTGACATTCTGGGGGGAGTAATTCCGTTAATAGTTGTTGCTATGTAGGGAACATGTTCGTAGTATTTGTTGAGTCTTAGTTTTTTCAATATTGCTCTTACTTTTTTGTGTGTAATATCACTGAGATCCTTAATTTTTTGTTTTCTAAATTCATATTTGAGATTATCAATAATTTCAGGTGGTATATTTGTACATTCTGTTCCCTGAAATTGTGAGATCCATTCATTGAAATGGTTTTCTCTTTTGTATGAATATACAATAACCTTTTCAATTTCCTGTTCCTCTTTATAACTTAGTTGTCCACAATCCAGCAGTGTCGTATATAACCCACATTTGGGACAAACGGAGCACGACGTGCTTTCCATGAGTTCCTGACCACAGTTTGTACAGTTGTATATCTCTGCATTACGTGTGTAGGGGATGGGTTTTTCTTCTACTTCTATCATAAATCTTTCAAACAATTCCTGACTTTTTGTGTTTTTTTTAAATACTAATGGAAATTTATCATCCACTACCATTTGTTCACTTAACTCGTAAAATTCCTGTATATAGGGTACACATTTCATCATATATTCATGGAGTTTTGGTGTATCATCTGTGTATTCTTTACACCTTTTTTCGTAGAATAATATCAAATTATCCATCTACTACTAATGAATAGAGATATCTTTATAAAGACAAAAATATATATCAATAATAGAAAGAATGAACAAAAGTCAAGGAATTAGTTATTTGGTGAATATTTTTAATGAATTGTGTTACCAGTTTCATGTGTTTTGGAACGCCCCTGATTATAGTGTGCGCCGCGCGTATTTATATTACCAGGCTGATTCGGTTCTGGATGGTGATTTGTTGGGAGCATGGTGTGACGAAGCGCGCCACTGGTCCAGGGATGATGCGAGTGCCTGGTATTACCGGGACATCACCTCTGAGTTTCGCACTGAGGGGGAGCGTACCATCGATACATATTTTGCCACGCAGCCCTCCAATGTCTCCAATATACTTGTCAATGTAAAGTACACCTTTTCCAACAAGAGTTATAACTGGGTATCCCACAAGGGTGAGGATTTCGCCTGGCCCCCTCGGCACAGGGAGGGGATGAAATTTCATTTACCCATTACTGGTGCTTGGGCAAGTAGCGATGGGGTAGATAAGACCATGGATATAGGTGGTCGGCTTCGTCGTGTTGCTGGTCCCCGTGGAGATTTCCATGGTCAGGATGTTAAATTTAAGGATATAATGAAATATGATTTCCCTAAAGTTATCATTGAAACTATGATAAACACAACTGTATGTGATGAGGATGATTCTGTTTTGTTACTCGTCTAATTTGGCAGCTAAATAAAATTCTATTTTACCCAGGTTTGCTACATCATATATGAATGTGATGGGCATTTTATCGCTTGGTGCAGTCTGTTGGATTTTCATGGTGGAGCACATTCCCGTAGATTTCGTAAATAGGTGTATATATTTAAGTGAATACATGTTACCAATCTTACCCTGGAATTCAGTTTGTTCAGTGTCAAGTTGTGTTTCCTGATTTGCGAAATCTCCCTTACATGATATTTCCAGGAGGTTATCCTTTCTGTAAATATATACGTCGGATGCTATATTTCCCATATCCCTACATATTCTCTGGAAGTCTATGCTGGGTATGATTGTTGTACAGGTTGATTCAATTTTGGGAAGCTGTAATTCGTCGTCATTTATCCACAGAAGTGACAGTCTGAATTTTGTTTTTGTATGTTTGATATCATTTTCAATCAGTATTTCCATATGTTCCGTATTATTGATTTCTATGGTAAGTATGTCATTTGATGTAATAAATTTCAAAAGTTTGAACAGATTTGATACATTCACACCCGCCTTAACGGGTTCGGGACAGCTATATTCCTCAAATTTGTCCCCCTCTAATTTCATATTTATGAGAGCCACCTTAGCATTATCCAGGGCTACTATCTTCATCCCCTCCTCATCAAAAAACATGTTCACGTCATTTATAATATCCTTCAAAACTTCGAAGCATGATTTGAGCGCATTGGCCTGAATTGTTTTAAATAACATCTACAGTATATTCCCGTGTATTCTTTAATTCTGTGATCTGTCTGTATATGCGTCATTTACCTTCATGTCTATCTTATTCTGTAGGTCTTTGGTCATGGGTGGTGCGAGCGGGGCGGAGTAATCGTCCAGGGCAAAGAAATCCCCGACCTCGTCGTTCCCATCAAGATTTTGTGAACTCATCCCCCCACCCATTCCTGAAAACTCAGATGGTAGTATGTTTTGGAACCAGGGGAGAATTTCCTTTCCTGTCAGGATGCCACCATCTTTGGTAATCAATGATGGGACACTTGTAATTTTATCATGTAATTTGGGTGGAATTCCCTTGACATTAACATCATGAAACGTAACAAGATTGTGAAGGGGTTTGTTTTCTTTTATAAAGTCTATAACATTTATGCAATGTGGGCACCTTCGGCTAAATATCAAGATACTCATGGTCTGCTTTAAACAAGACTTTTGTTTAAAATATTTTAACGCAATATACTAAATGAACTGTACACTCATCCTAATTTTAGTAATTTTGTTCTTTGTGTTTATGGGGAGCAAGGAGGGATTTGTTGATTTCGGATTTTCAGGGTGGGAGAAGCCCGTTGCTAAATTCAATGTTAACGAAGATCCCGATCCCCTTGACATGTCCCTATATACCCAGGATTTGACAGATATTTCCCCAGGTAAGATTGGTTCTATTATTGAAACCATCCAGGAATTTATGAAGGAGAAGACTAAGAAGTGTCTTGTCCCCCTGGAAACCATATATGTGAACAAATACTCAGGACCACGTGGAACCATGTACGACACCCGTTTCATGTTTTATGACCCATCGGGATACTTTGTCACTGAGCTCATGGGTAAGGTTATTGAGCAGGGTGACACGGACACTTTCACCGTCTCCTCGGTAAGAACCCAGGTTCCTGCAGCAGATGCGTCGGGTCCCCAGGGATCGCTTCCCAGCAGCGGGTGTGCGTCGGCCTTCCTCCCTGACACCGAGCTCCTTAAAGCCATAAACCCCTCGAGTAGTGGTATGGAGGCGGTGTTAAAGTCCCTTTCGATCAACAACTCAGGTAGCGCTGTTCCACTCTCAATAGACCACTATAAGTAAATAGTGTGTTAAAGATGCTGAACAAAAAACTGGAATAATGATAAGATGGGTTTAGTCCCCGCGGCCGAACTACAAAAAGATAAAGAAAAGAAGAAGGTCATACGGAAGGAAACCTACGGTAAACTGTTGGAAATAGTTTCTCGTAAAATCAAGAGTGCGTCGGAAATGAACCAGGTTCACGTTATGGTTACCCTCCCTACATGGGTCATGGGCTGTCCTGTGTACAACGTGGTTCTGGCTACGGATTACATAGACAGACAACTAAAAAATGGTGGCTATAAAACTCGTCGTATGAATGATACTTCAGTGTATGTAAACTGGGAGAAGGGCAGGAAGCCCAAGGAAGCCCAAGAGACCGAAAGACATGTTCTGGAGGAAGAATTTAAATTACCCAGTCTCATTAATTTGAAAAAGGTAGCTGGTAGATATTCGCGCGAAAAGTAATAAAAAATATAATCATGATATGTTAAAATATGGAGGGTTCATCCGATCTCAATATTTTAGCAGTGGCTCAGCGGGAGTACATGGAGGAACTGAACGAGATTCTGGTTCCGTTTTTACTGGCTTCGTTTGAAGAAATGCATAGCCGTGCCGTAATTGATTCCAAGGGCAAGA